TTTAAGCCCGGTTTGCCGGGGTTGGCTCGGTTGTAAGAGGCGCGGCCCTTGGCGTTCAAGCCGCCACTTTCCGCTTTCCCTTCCTTCCTCTGCCATGCCGGGGACTTAGCCATAAAACACCGTAACTTTGGCGTTTGACAGGGTTGCATAAGCGCTTGTCTGACACAAAACACCCTCGGCGGGGATAAACACATTAAATGTTTCACCACCGGCAACAGTGTTAATAGTGAACAGCGTGGTGCCACTAGAGCCACCATCTTTAATGATGACGCTTCCAGCACTGCCTCCGGGTTCAACAACCATTCCGCGAACGCGAGTACGGCCATCGAAAACATCACCGGACGCAGCTAACGACGTAGCGCGTACATCGGTTTGCATCGTCATGGGATGCTCCTATTAACCAGCGGAAATAGCAAGCGTTCCGCCGTTATTCCAGATCGCGCCAGCAACACCCGGATCGCTTGTTGGGATGACGATTACGTTATCAGAACCCGTCAGAGAAACGCCAGTGGTAGCGGTGACGGTTCCAGTAACAGGGCCAACAAAACCGTTGGCGGAAGAAACTGGGCCGGTAAAGGAAGTTGTAGCCATTTAAGATTCCTCATCATGCGAGTAGCCCAACAGTCTGCATGATCGTCTGCCGGGTCAGTCATGCTGGGCTATGGTTTCCCGGTTATCTAATTATGTCGCTATGTGTTTGCTGTGTCAACGCATAATAAAAAACCCCGCCGAAGCGGGGTTCCATCAAGATTAACTTGATTATCAGGACGAACCCGACGAACCCCAGATACCAAGGGCGTCGGACCATCCGAAGCTATAACGCTCACGAGCTTTATAGCGGACGTTGCCGGTGTCAAAGTCCCCATCCATCGAGGTAGACATGGCAGAACGCTCAAAGTGCTTCAGGCCGTTAGGCACATCAGTCATCAGGAACCAAGCATTGCTGTCGGTCAAGAAGTGGTTAACAGCGTAACCACCGGGAATTGCACCCATTTTCTTGATCGCGTTGATGTCGTTGTCGGCGGTGCCAACACGCAGTTCGGTGTCGAGCAGTCGCTTGGCGACGAACATCAGTGCCGGGGGGATGACCAGCTTCTTGGGCTTAGCAGCAATCAGAAGCCCACGCTCGTCGGTCCAAGCAGCGATCTGGATGATCGCGCTTTCCAAAGAGGTTTCGTTCAGATCGACGCCAGTCGTCGGGCTGTTGTAGTTCACACCGCCACCAACCAGCGGGTGACCAACACGGGTTCCGCCCGAGTTATTGCCGAACAGCGAGACTCCGTCACCACCGGCATAATTGCCGTTGAAGCCGTTGTTCAGAACCGAAGCAGCCTTGACTTGCTTGGTGTAAGCCATTGCACGGGCCAGAGCCTTGGTGTAACGGGCCGACAGCGAGTCGTACAGGTTGTCTTCAATTGCTTCCTCGGTGATCGAGAAGCCCAGAGCAATCGTCTCGTGGTTATACCGAGAAGTGTACGCCTCTTGCGCATTGTCATACGCAATCGACGAACCCTCGGCTTTAACCGGAGCCGAACCGAAGCCCGAAAGCTTGGTCTCTTCTTCAAAGCTACGCTCCGATTTTTCGGTCTCGTAGATCTCTTTATGCTCCTGTCCGTACTGATTGTACTCAAAACCGTACAGGGCATTAAGACCCGGCAACAGCTCTTTAAGGAGTTGGGAACGTGAAATAGCCATGATTTACCCCTTACAGGCCGACGTTATTCAGATACGAATGAGCGCTGGGGTTGAACTTAACCAGCAGGTCCGTATATGAATCACCGGGGGTGGAAGCAAAACCGACGATGCGGAAAGCAGCGGCGGCAGTTTGGACAGTCGCATCCAGTGCGCTGGTCGAGTTACCGGTACGAGTGTTACCCGTGCTGGTGCTCTGAACAGCAGCAAAGAACGTGTTAGTCCCCAGACCAGTCTGTCCGACAGAGCCGTCAGCCTGAGCTTGGAACACGACCATCGGGTCAGTCACGACGTAAGCCTTGACCACGCCGGTTGTACCGGACGGGTAATACTGAGCGTCGATAACCTGACCTTGGGCATTGATGTATTGGCAACCAACGAACACGCCAACTGCGCCAACACCAGAACCACCGAGGTTGTTCGTAGTGATATCAGCGCCGGTAGCGGTCGAGATAGCCAGATAGCCATCAGAACCGACGATCACGACTTGACCATAAAAAATGTTGGTGGCTTCGCCAGCCGGGTCGATGAGGAACTCCTCAGTCGCGCCAGCATACGGCATGCCATCAACTCGCTTGACGGGACGCAGCCCGTAGGGAGAAGCGGTATTAGCCATTTAAGACTCCAAGTTAAGTGCCTGAACCAAATCCGCTACCACGGCTTGAGGTCGATTTACGATCTGCAAACAGCGGCATACGGGGGTCGTTGTTTCGCAGGAAGTGGTTATCAACCGACTCCATCTGCTGAGTTGCTTGGCGGTTGTAATACTCATCTCGGGATTTAGCGAGTTCCGCAGGCATTTTGCAAAGCATTAGCCCACCAATCTCAACATTGCCCGTCTTGGTATCGCCGGTAAGCATCAATTCCGGATGATCTACCGCCTTTACGGGTTCCCAGCCTTCACGCATCTTTTTAGATACGTTTGTTGGGTCCGGAACACCGAGAATATGCGTCGCAATCCAGCGATATACATATCCCGGTTCGGGCGTAGGGTCCGGAAGGGAACTCGATGGCGTATAAACCATACGAGTCGTGCGTTCGCGTGAGTTCAATTCACGAGGGGTGCGATTTTCAGCCATTTTGTTGCTCCAGTTTTGCCACTTCCAACGCGTATTGCTGGTTAGTTAGTCCTAATTTCTTAGCTAAAGCAACTTGCGTTGCAGACAGTTTGATTTTTCCTGCACTCGTTGACCGAGACGCCGGAGCGACCACTGTACTGGGCCGTTTAGAGCTACCTTCTGACCGAACTTCACTTGCATTTCCAAAAACTTCCGGAAATTTACTTTTAACGCGAGCATCAATTTGCTCGAAATACTCATCAGACCGAGGATCTACCCCGGAATTGACTAGCTTTTGATGCAGCCCTAGTGCGTAGCTGGTAACTTCTTCATGGCCCGGAGATCCAAACCATTGATTTCTAGCTTGCCACCTAATTGTTTTGTCGTCAAGCTGTTGTTTTTGCTGTATCGCAGTCCGCTGAGGTGCCTTTTCAGCCTGCGCTGCCTGTGAATTAGCCTGCAAAGCTGCTTTTTTGAATTGGTCAGCCTGCTGCATCTTGTATTTAGCATCCGCTAATGCCTCTTGTGCTTCCACAATAGCGTCTGCATCAAAGTTTTCATGCGCCTCTTTAAGTCGTTTCTTGGCGTTTTCCAACTCCATGCTTGCCGCAGAGCTAAAAGTGTCCGCATGCTGCTGACTACCTTGCGCATAACTCATACGCAAGTGTCTGTTCTCTTGTATTAACTGCTGCGCAACGCGCTCTAATTCTTCACGCTCGCGCATCAGCGTTTCTTTAGCCCGTCGCTCATCATGGCGGGCATGCGTCAGTTCTTTAATACGCTTCTTGACGCCTTCAGAATAGTTTGTAATTTCTTCATCAGTCGGATCTTCGACGACGCGATCCAGCGGCTTACGCCCCCGGTCCTTTTCAGGCGTGTCATCGACAATCTCAATATCGACTTCAATATCATCAGAAGCCTCTACGACGCCCCCATCTGCATTCGCTTCAGGAGCATCGAGATCATCCTGCTCGTCAGGAAATTTAAATTCATCAGCCATTACTGCCTCCTTATGCGCGGGTCAAACCGCGAGGATCTTGAACAACCGCATCAACCTGATCGTCATTAATCAGGCGGAATTCTTTGCCATAGATCTTGAAACGCGTACCCGAATAGGTACGTACCAGAACAAAATCACCCTCTTTACACCATGCCCCAGACGGGAACTTAGCGGTGTCTTTGTAAGCTTCAGGGCCGACTTTCAGAACGAACAGCACGGTAGTCGCGTGTTCTTCCTGCTTCATAAACGTGTCGGCTTTAACAAGCGTCGAGTTATCGAACTTGTCTGAAACATCGGGAACGATACACAAAATACGCCATCCAGTTGGAACGGGCAGTTGTGTGGCTTTTTGCTCCGCCGTCGCAGATTCTTCCGGTTTTTCTAGCGGAACAATAGGCTTGGGCAGACTAATACCCGGAGGCAATAAGATTTCACTCATCGGAGTTTTCTACCTTCTGAAGCAGGTCAATGATGTAACGCTCAGCGAGGGCTAGACCTGAAATAACCCCACACAGTTTTTGATACTCGTCAAAGCTGCGACACGAACCCCCGGCCATATCATCGGCATAATTGTTCATATCGGTACGTATTTTTTCACGCAATACGCGAGCGAAGTCTTGGATCATATGCGTCTATTCCTTCGGTTTAGACTGTTTATTCTTTGCTAGATCTCTTGAATGCGCGAGTACTCGCTCCGCACGACGAGCGATATTGTCATCCTGATGCCGTACTGTTTCTGCTTCTACTTTACCGCGCTCAATCTCAAGTTTGTCAGCCTGTCCAGCCGCAGTAAGCGCTAACTTACGCTCTTCCAGTTGCATACGTTGTAGAGCCTGTTGTGCTTCTAGCCGCGCTCTTTCCATAGCGATCTGCGCGTCAAGATCGACTTTCTTAGCTTTAAGTTGAACTTCTTGCATCTTGATCTGAAGTTCCTGTTGTTGCATCTGCACAATTGGATCTTGCTGAGCCTGCTGTGCTTGCATCTGCGCAGCCTGTTGCTGCGATGCAGTAAGAACCTGCTGAGCAGCCTGCGCCAGCATGGCGCTAAGCGGACGTTCGACTTCCGGCGGAATATTCGCATCCGAATCCGGCAGCGACATTCCAAGCTGCTGCTCAATTTTCTGGCGATACGCCATCGCTACGTGTTCAGCAATGTGATCTGCCATTGCGGCCTGCATTTGCGGGGCTTTTGGATTTTGTCCAATTAGCTGCATGACCATCGGATCTTGCATCATGCCCATATGCACTTTGATATGTGCATCGTGATCCTGATTGCGGAACGCCTTGACCGGCTCCATCTTAAGGACTGCCATATTCTCTGATACGGGGTCCATTGGCTTGAGGTCTTCAGGCAGCGGAACCAGCTTATCGGCGTTTTTAATCCCTAGAACATCCAGCATACCCCGGTGCAACTCCGGCAAGTTGTAGATATCCGGAGCCATCTGCGCCATCTGGATAACTGCCTGATATTGCACAACCCGCTGTGAAAGCGTTGCTGCATTCGGATCAGACACGGGAATAATGTCAACGTGACTGTAGTCGCTTTTCTTAGCGCGTGGGCCTTCTTCGCCATCCGGCTCGTAGCTGTATTCATCATCCGTGAAATCGCGAATGATAGCCGCAAGCAGATTCAACTCTTGTTTAAGTGAGAAATGAACCCGCGCCTGTACCGCCGACATCACCTTTAACTGCCGCTCTAACAGCGCCAGCGTAGTGCCTACCGGAGCCTGCGCACTCATATCGCTGACTTTCATGTCAGCGGTTGCGGCAAATCTACGGCCTTCCTCAACAATTGTATTGAGCAAGTTATAGAGCGTAGCGGACGGCTCTTTGTACGGCAATGGCAGGATATTGTCCCTAATCGTCCCAGAACTCACATCAACATCACGAAACTCACCCGGAGCAATCGGGGTATCGTCGCCTTTGATCCGCAGACCCCGGCTTTTCAGACCGCCGGATAGATTAGATAGCGTTCCTGCGTCAACCAACTGGCGCATCAAACTTGTGCCCGCCTTAGCAAACCCGCCAATCAGATGGAATAGTCCGAAGCCGTATGCGCCAAAGCCGGGGATGTACTGGTAATGCACAAAGTGCTGGCGCTTAAGCTTAAGATCGTCGTCTTCTTTCCAGTTACGACGAATTGCCAACACCGTCGAGGTGTTTTTTAAGAACGTAACAACATACGGCAGGGCAATCCCCGTCTCATCGTTGTCTTTATCAACGTCTTCAAAGCCCTTCAGATTCAAATCAACATGGCACTCGTAGACCGTGTACCGCTCATCGTTCAAGTCACTAAAACCTGTTTCTTCGTCTTTGGCTTTCTTAATATCGTCAGACATGCGCGATGGTTCGCCAATGTCCACATCCGCATAAAACCCTGCTTGCTGAAGCTTGATAATGTCGTTCTTAGTCTTGCGCATCACATGCGTGACGCGGTAGCAGGTCTGGATATCTGATGTGCCGTAAGGCAGCAAAATATCTTCTGCGGGTACAAAAACAGACACCTGCCGTTCCATCGACGGGTCATAATAGACTTTCTTGAACGCCGAACCCGTTGCAGGTAGTGACCACAGCATGCGCTCATGCTCTGGGCGAAACTCCGCCATATTCTCAGTTAGCTGGAAGTTCATATCCGCTTGAACTCGCGCAGCGGCTTCTTTCTTTTCCGTTGTTTCTTTACCGACAATCTTGGTACGCACTGGGCCTTGCGCCGGAAAAGTCTCGGTAATCGTCTCCGACTGGAACCGAACCACTGCTTCGGTAATCATCGGGTGAAACACCCCACACGCGCCATCCCACGGCTCCGTACGTTCTTCATACTGAAGTCCTAGCAGCTTCAGACCTTCCGTGTACGTGCGTTCCCAGTCTTTGCGGCTACTGCGATCATTATCAATATCCGCTTCAAGTTCTTCGGCAATAGACTGCAACTCACCGTCGTCAATGAATTCAGCCAGATTGGCATCAAAATCATCCGCAGTAAGCGGCTGCGGCTTAATCTCGATCTCCATCCCGTCAATACCAAGCGTCACAGAATCGGGATTCTCAATCTCGATCTCCATCGCAGGCATTCCTTCGGCCAGATCCTCAAGTCCCTGCGGAGCCGGATAAAGCGTCTTATCAATGTTCGTTGCCATCTGGGTGTTACCTTTTTAGCGTCGCACGGTTGGTTCGTGCGTTGTACCTGAATGCGGAAGCAGGGTATTTGGATTTACTAGCAGCCCGATCAATAGCCCGTTCTTCAGCCGTCATCTTATTACGAGCTTCCCCGGCAGGGGTAAGTTTCTTAGTCTTGGGGTCGTAATGCCCCCGATCTGTAAGAATGGCAAGGGCTTTATCCCGGTCACCTACCTGTGCAGTAAGCCGGTCAATCAACTGATTACGCCCCATAAACTCGCGGGTAGCCATCCGGGTGTTACCTTGTTAGTAGTAAGCCGCCCGACGCGGCTCTGTATACGAATTATCCTGCCTATCGGAGCTTAATGCCAAGAAGCCTCCGCGTCGATAGCGATTGAGCGCCATTGTGACGCAGTCAACAAAGTCATCGTGTTCCCCGTTGGGAAACTCCGCACACTCATTAATGACCTCGTAAGCCCAGCGTAAGTCTGGAGCCCAGACCACGCCATCAAACAACATAGGAGCCACGGCGTTGACCCGTGCCCGTTTGTCGTTTGACACGCCTACACGCCCACGGGACGGGCTGTATTCTTCAACCACCATATCCATTTGCCGCAATTCTTGAATAAGCGGTGCGCCTGCTGCTTTCTTTTCAATCAGCAAACACTCCGGTTCCCATTCTTTATAGTGCTCCAGCGCTTTTTCCTTAAGCTGGGGAAACTCCCAGCGCCCTTTGATTGCGTCGAGCAGGATGATTTCCTGCCGGTTTGTTTCTTCATTGAACCAGATGCCCCATGTCGTACACGCACTAAAGTCGTTATGGCTTTTCGTGTCGTGCGCCGTATCCCATGTCTGGATCACAAACTCATAAACTGGCGGAAGCTCATTTTCCCAGATCTTCCACCAGTCCCGTTTTAGCAACGCCCCCTCCTCGGAAGTGGGCTCCTGCATATACTGAGCCGCCCAAAACTGCGGCTGCATCCCTGCCTTTTTAGCCAGCAACTGATCGACCGGCCACTGCTCAGGCCACAAACTTTTACCCGACGGCAAGATTGCCGGGAACCGAATCTCATGCCACGGGACTGCTGTGGGGTTATCCTGCGCCCACGCCAGCGCCCGACCAATCGGATCTTTCTTGCCCCAGCGGGTGCCGATCATCACGATCCGCCCTCCGGGCATCAGACGCTGCAAGGGGCCGACCTGCATATAAGTCCACGCAGTCTCAAAGGCTGTATCCGGGTTCGCCAACACCGCCTGCTCCGACACAAGGTCATCGGCAATAAGTAAATGCGCACCATGACCCGCGACGTTTGCGCCAATCCCGATTGCCAGATACTTGCCTCCAGCCGTTGTCGTCCAGTTGTCCGAAGCAGACTTGTCCTTGGAGACCTGCGTATCTGGAAAGATCTCCTGATACTTGTCCGTATCAATCAGGTTGCGCACTTTACGGCCAAAGTCTGCGGACAGCGCTGCCGTGTGCGTCGCCATCATAATGTGATGATGCGGCAGATGCCCCAGATACCACGCAACAAACAGATACGCAATCGTCTCTGACTTGCCAAAGCGCGGTGGCATGCTGACAGTAATACGCGCTTCTTCCCCAGTACGCACCTTATGCAAAATAGGCTTTAAATACCTGTGATGCGGACCTTCTTTCCATTCTGGATATATGTGCGCACAAAATGCCAAAAAGTTTTCTCGGCACTCTTTTAGTTTCTTTTTATTATCTAGCGACTCAATTTCTTCTAATAATGCCAGCTTTTCTTCAACAGGAAGAGCAGACAAGTTATTTAATAACTTAGTAATATCTGCGTTAGTTAATTCTTCAAGCATCGCGCTGCTCAGCCACCTGCGTTACTTCTGAATCAATTGTGATTTCTCTTATATGCGCACCATCTTCCGGTGTAATAAAGCGAGACAGCCGCTCCCGCAGGCGTTTCTCGATTTCTTCTTCGCTGGCATCCTTCTTGGTGACTTCCACACGCTCAGTGAAAAGTGCGATCTCTGTTACGTTGCCTAGCATCTGCAGCGCTTTGAGCCGGACTTTAGCGTCGGGGTGCTTCGTTTCTTCAAGAATTTTTGCAACAGTGTACCCGCGTAATTCTTTTGCCTGACTGATAAACTCCCAGTCATAAGCGGTCAGCATTCCAACAAGATGCTGGACTGCAGCAGGCGTTTTTAATGCGGCAAGTGCCGTGATCTGTGCAGGGGTATCTACAGAGTAGTTAAGCGCCTCAAAGGCGTTTCTAGCGGCTTGTGTCTGCGTCCTCGTATCAATGTCTTCATCGGAAGGCACACCGAGTTCTTCCAGCCACTGCGCTGTATTTGTTTGTGCGTTAAGAACTTTCTGCGTATCCGCTTTTTTAAGCGGTACGAAGTCCTCAACGGTGCCCGGTTCGGGCGTAAAAGAGATTAGCTCATCGAACATTTTTGTATGCGGTTGTTCTGCCGTTACAACAAGTGTACACTTAGAACTGGCTAGCATGCAACATGGTAGCTTCTCCTCAAGGGTATTCCCTTTTAGCCCGCCAACAGGCGGGCTTTTTTACATGTGTTTTTAAAAAATTTTTATAATAGGGGTGGGGGGTATCAATACGGCCTTATATTATAAAAATAATATATTAAGGGAGTGGGGGGTATTTTACGGAGTTTTACAGAAATTGGGGGGATTTGTGTGAAACACTGTCTCCCTGCGCCCCCTTGCCTCACGCTGCTGCGGGGTGATGCCCCCACGGTGGGGTTAACTGAATCGAAAATCCCCTGAATTACCCGGCTATCCGCTCAAAATCGCTTGCCGATAATCAGCGAAAATACCCCATTTGCTAA